TAATATCTCGTGCCGTTGAGTATACTCCAGCAGGGCTACTGAAAATATTAAGCGTAGGTAAAAACACTAAGATCGCCAATAAGCAAGCTGAAATGGCAATGGTAATAGGCAGAGCAGCCACAGGAACAACAATGATTGGGTTAGGTGCTTATTTAAGGAATTTAGGTATATTACAATCAGAAGACAAAGACAGAAGTAAAAAAGCACTATCCCTTGATAGAGCTGAGGGATTAGGCAATTACAAGGTAAACCTAACTGCTATAGATAGGCTGTTGTCAAACCAAGACCCTACTCCGCAAAAAGGTGATGAATTATACTCATACAACTACTTAGAACCTGTGTCGAAAGCTTTTGCACTAGGAGCCATGATTGCGGATGAGGTTGGGAAGGGAACTGGAGTTTTCCAAAAATCTTATGATATCGGAGGTAAAACACTTGACGAAATATTGGATTTGCCAACTTTGACAGTTTTAAGGAAAATGACATATCAGGACGATGTATTTGATGTGATTATGACTCCTGTTACAGAAAGTGCTGGAGGGTTTGTCCCTAGTTTGATGAGACAAACAGCACAGACACTAGACCCAACTGCTAGAGAAACAAAGGGGAAATCTCCGGTTGATACAACCATTAATAAAGTCAAAGCTAACATACCGGGGTTAAGGCAAACATTAGAACCTAGAGTATCGCCGTTTGGACAGGAAATTAAATACCCGGGCGGAGTTGTGCAAAATTTGATTAACCCTAGCCTTAAAAGCGTGTACACTCCTAGCGAAACAACCAAAAAGTTAAAGCAGCTTGAAGATTTGACAGGAGAAAACATTCAGTACCCAATGGACAAGGCACCGGCATATGTCACTGAGAAAAAACAAAAAATAACATTAACTCCTAAAGAAAAGACGGAATACCAAAAATATGCAGGGCAAGAAACCGAAAAAATATACAAACAACTATTACTTAATAAGAATTTAGGCAATTTAAGTGATGCGCAATTACAGACATTAGTAAAATCATTGCAGAAAGCAAACCAAGATGCTAGAGACAAGGCAAAAATGGCATTGATAAAGAAACGGAAGTAAAACAAGTATTGACAAAATAAATAATAAGGATATAATCAGAGCCAATATATACTAATTCACAAATGTAGGATGTTAAAATAAAAAGCGGAGGATGAGTATGAAAAAACATTTGGTTCTGGTTGTTTCCATGTTGGTTTTTGCGTTTAGTTTCGTTACTGTATCATCGGACATAATAGAAGCTCGCTACAGCACTGTAAAGGTTTATATTAATGGAACCCAAATAGAAGGTTCCCCCGTGGTAGTTGATGGGAAAGTTTATATCCCACTAGATGAAACAGTGGATTTGTTGCAGCTAACCCGAGTGGAAGACATTGAAGCACGGGCATTGAAACTTAGCACTTTTCCATCAGTCTCAAAGAAGTACCTATACATTGTAGCAGACAATAAAGAATCGACTTATTTAGGAAAACTTTCTACAAATAAATACGACAAGGAAAGCATATATAATAAATATGGCGATTACGGTAGTGAGTACAAGAAAACATGCATATGGAACCAATATGGCGACTTTGGAGGCGAATATAGCAAATATAGCCCATACAACAAATACACTAGCAACTCGCCAAAGATTTACGATAGCACAGGGAAATATGTTGGCAGACTAACTGTAAACGAAATAACCACGGATGCTATTAACCCTGATACTTTATACAAATACCTGATAGATTTAGGTTATTAAAGATTCAAGCAGAATTAAGGAGCCTCTATTAGGTTCCTTTTCTTTTGCAATAAAATTACATAACAGGAGGTTACACATGGAAGAAAGAGACTTATTTATCAACCTCATAGACCTATCCACTAAGCAGATGGAACAAAGCGATAAATATAATAAACGCTTTTTCCTTCTAACACTCACAGCAATTATAGTTATAACGCTCAGTATGTCAGTGGTGATGATGTACTTCACCAACAACTATTTCCAGACGCCGTATGAATACCCTGAACAATCAGTGACCAACACAAACACTAATACTAACACGAATGGAGGAATTGAATAATGCCTAAAAGAGCAAAACCACCGAAGCCAGCAAAGCCAGCAAAAACAAAGAAAATACCCAAAACACCAAAACCAATAAAATACCCTAAATATTAGAGGTGGAATCATGAGTTGTGAAAATTGTAAATTAGAATCACGAATGGAATCAGTCGAAAGCAGTATCCGGCAGATTAAAGAGGAACATATCGGGCAATTGCTTAAAACGAATGAAATATCAGTAACCTTTGAGTATATCAAGGAGAAATTGGAGAAGCTTGAAGCGAAGATTGACAAGATTACCGAAGCACCGGCCAACCGGTGGAATACAGTCATAAGTACCATAATATCAGGAATAACGGCCGCCATAGTAGCGGCTATTATGTTGTCTATTTTGAAATAGGAGGAAAGAAAATGAAAATAGTAGAAAGATTGAGAAACAAAGTATTTCTTACATCACTGGTAGCTCTTATAGTAATGGTGGCAAAGCAGTTTAATTTATTTGAAGTGCCGGACAACTGGGAAACATTGCTTAACTCAGTATTGGCATTGTTTATCATGCTTGGAGTAGTTATCGACCCAACAACGCCAGGCATAGGGGATGGTAAGTAATGTTACCTATCACAGAAATGTTGTTAAGGAACCACAACCGGCCTAAAAAGAAGCTTATACAGCTTAAAGGCATAGTCATCCATTATACAGGCAATACAAGCCACGGAGCAAATGCAGCTGCTAACAGGAACTTTTTCAACTGTACCAGTAGTTCCGTATCAGCTCACTATATCGTAGATGATAAGCAGATAATCCAATGCATACCAGATGATGAAGTGGCATGGCATGTAGGAGCTAAAAAGTATGTGGTATTAGGTGAAATATTGAGAGTAAAGCCATATTCACCGAATTACTATACTATAGGCATAGAAATGTGCGTGAACTCAGATTCGGACTGGAGCAAGACATATGCTAATACAGTGGACCTGGTAAAACATCTATTGCAGAAGCATAAGCTCACAGTAGATAATCTTTACAGGCACTACGATATAACCGGAAAAGAGTGTCCTAAAATGATGGTGCCGGGCGGAGAATGGGAGAAATTCAAAGCAAGCGTTTTAAATGCCCTACAGCGCGTTGAAATAATGTTCAAGGGCAAATACCTTGCTATACCACTTAAAATCGAACAGGGCGTGTCCTATGCTCCCGTACGGGCATTGTGCGAAGGTATGGGGTATACAGTAGTTTGGGACAACGATAATAAGAGAATAATTATTGATTAGGGAGTAGAAATACTCCCTTTTTTTATTCCTACTTAAAGTATTGATTACTGTTAGTACTCCATGTTGGTAAAAGTCCATATGATCTTATAGTTATTCGGATATATAATAATCTTCTCAATAAAAATGCCGATAAATTCCCTCTTCTCTTCCAGATTCCCAGCTTCGAATATATTTTTGCTATCCTTTAACAAGTCTTCCAAAATGCTAAAATCCTTTTCCTGATATTCTACAATTTGTTTTTGGAGCATGTCCCTTTCACCGTTCAACTTATCCAATCTACCATTTAACGCATTTAAAGGCGTTTTGCCGAGTTGATACAAGTCAACGACTCTTTCTATCTGCAAGTCAATTTCCTTTATCCTAGACTCTATTACGGTGTTAGGATTAGTATTAGATTCTATGGACAAGTTCTCTATATCTCTTTTATAATCTAAGCCAAAGATTCTATCTTTTATTATATTATCAAATTCAATACAATTCATATTTTGGTTTTTACAGGACGGGTCCACAATCATATGTTTCGCTTTTTTACTCCTGGAGTAGCAAGCGTAATATTTATAATTATTATCCTTATAGTATGTATTATGCTGTACGCCATATCTAGCTCCGCAGTTGCCACAATATAAAAACCCTCCAAGCAGAGAGTTGTAGTTTTGTGACCGCCTTATAAATTTGCTGCGTTTATCCTTCACCATTTCAAATTCTTCAACCGATATGATAGCATCATGCTTCCCTTCATAATCCTTTATTCTACCGCAGTAAACTGGGTTATCTAGTACATCTGCAATGGTAGTAGAATATGACCAGTCACCATATTTGTTCTTATATTTGCCTTGCATGATTCTTGATATTTTATTTATTCCATTGCCTTGCAAATACAACTTAAATATTTCCTTTATTTGCAAGGCTTCATATTCATTAATGACTAGTTGCCCATTAGCGTAATCGTATCCTATAGGGATGAAGGGACCACCATGAAACAAACCCGACTTCTCCCTCTCAACCTGTCCCATAATCGACCTCTCCCTTATATTCTCACGTTCCAACTGAGCAAATACAGATAATATACCTATCATTGCCCTTCCAAAGGCTGTAGTAGTATCAAAGCTTTCATTCATAGATACAAAGTCTACATTGTTTTTCAAAAATACATCTTCTATAAGGAAGAGAGTATCTTTCTGACTTCGGCTGAGCCTGTCCAACTTATACACAAGCACAATGTCAAAGTTGTGGATATCCTCTATCAATCTTTTCATTCCCGGTCGGTCCAGGTTACTTCCGGTATATCCAGGGTCAATATATTCTGCTGCCAATGTCCAGCCTTTAGCGTCACAATAGCTTTTAAGGCGTTCTTTTTGTGCCTGTATGCTATACCCATCAACTGCCTGTTCGTTCGTGCTGACTCTAATGTATACCGCTACTTTCTTCATTTTTGCCTCCCAAATAAACAAACAATAATGACAAACCATATGAAATTACAACCGCATAAACAGAAACCGAATATTTAGTGAAAAACGTTCCTGACAATGTCTTAGCTTCAAGTATCCAATATATTTGCGATACCACTGGGAAAACTAAAGTCAGTAATGCGGCGATAAACCCGCTTACGTTAAAAGCAATCAATATAGTCCATAAATGGACTGCTAAACCACCCAACCCCGTTACCCAATATAAGATAGCACCCAAAATTAAAAGTGTTTTTCTCATACTTTTTTATTCCTCCTTTGTTTAGATATAAATTCTTCTACTTGTATCCTTTCATCTTCCGTTAAATTATCTTCGTATCCATCCTCCTTATGAGCAGCTAATGCTTTAATCCTTCGTGGCTTGTCTTCTTTATATGTACCCAATAAGGTTTTAGCCATATGTATTAAGGAATCGATTTGCACTGTGTCTAGTTGTGCGGCTATGTCGGCTAACGCTTTGACTTTATCAGGGTATTTTTCTTTTTCCGGCACTTCACCCAACAATTCAGATACAGTCATCCTAAACACATCAGCAACTAGCACCACATTATCTATTGTTATGTTCTTAGTTCTTCGATTTAAGTAATCTCTTATTGTTGCAGTCGGTATATTTGTGCGTTTCCCCAGTTCGTAATAAGTCATATTATCGTGGTTTTTCATTTCTTCCCATATTCGGCTAACTAAATCCATCGGTAAACCTCTCTCATATTATATATCGAAATTCCACCACTAAAATAACACAATATATTGCGAAATGTCAAGGAAAACGAAGCAAATTAAATATAAATAATTATAATCTTGATTAATTGGTGAAAATCCACTAAAATGGAAGTTTACACGTTAGTGAAAATCCACTATACTAAACACATAAGGCAAAACAAAAGGACAAGCCAAACAAGAGAGGAGGTGAAAATATGAAGAATACGGAAGAGCGCAAAAAAATAGCCATAGAGGTAGTGAACCTCATGGCTGAAAAAAATGCAACACTTACTGAAGCAGAATTCATATTTTATGAAGCTTTAAATCTCATAAAAGGTTCTGCTCCCGCAGTAAAAATGGAGGGCTAATCCCTCCTCGGTAATCCCAGGGTGAAGCATTGAATCAAATCATTTTTGACTACGCACATTGGCCGCAGGATTGGAAATACACTCAACAATTCCCATCCATTAGCCAAAAATCGATTTGCTTCAACTTCGTCGTATACCGTTTTTACCTCAGATACATTTATAGGTAAAACGCTCAAATAAATCACCTCCCTTCATGTAAATTTTACCACACATAAGGGACAAGCAAAATAAAAAGTGCTCCGAAGAGCACCTTGCTAGTTAGGTGTAGAACGTCGATGTTCAGGAACTTTTGTGCCGTCGGCTTTCTCGTAAGCTTTGACAACAACAATCTTTTTAGTCTGAACACCACGGACAGACGATTTAGTCTTAGCCATATTATCACCTCCTTGCCACAAGGCAACATACGGCGTATACACCTAGCTCCTTAAATTATAACGCAAACTCGAAATAATGACAAGCTAAAAGAAAGGGGGAAATTATCGTTGGACAAGCTAGTATTTTTAGAACCTAACGACATAAAAGAAGAACCTTTCACAACATCAGAAGTAATAGCTGAACGCGGGAAAGTAGAGCATAAAACGGTAACAGATTTGATTAATCGGTACAAAGATGATTTGAAAGAATTCGGCGAGGTGCGATTTAAAATCGCGTTTAACCCAAAAACTTCCAGAAACTACAATGTGTATCAACTTAACGAACAGCAAGCAACCTTACTAATAACCTACATGCAAAACACACTGCCAGTAAGGAAGTTTAAAAAAGCACTTGTGAAGCAATTCTACATTATGCAAAAGGAACTTAACAGCCGCAGAGTAACAAGACAGATCGCCAAACAATCCAGAGAAGCATTAACAAACGCTATACAGGCACTGCCAGAAAGTCCGCATAAGGCAATGAAGTACAAACACTTTACAGACCTAGTATACAAAATAGTATTCGGCAAGAACGCAAAGCAGCTCCGGAATGAATACGGCATAACAGAAAAAGACAATTTGAGGGACCGGTTCACGGTAGAAGAAAATAGCCGGATCGAAAAGCTTGAAAATCAGATAAGTGTACTGCTTGACCTTGGGTATGACTATAGTTCTATCAAGGAAGAGCTAAACAAGAAGTACTTAGAGAAAGCAATATAAATAAAGGAGAGATAAATATATGAATACAGGCGAAAAAATCACAGCAGCAAGAGAATCAAAAGGCATGACAAGATATGCATTAAGCAAAAAGACAGGGATACCATACTCCACATTAAAGGATGCAGAATCAGGGCGTGTGCAGATAACATTCAAAAATATGTTGCTTGTATGTAAGGGCCTCAAAATGTCTATCAAAAGATTTGTGGATTAGGAGGCAAATATGGAACAGAAACCATATCCAAAAGAAATTCAAAAGAAACTTTATATATTGGCCTTAAGAATAGCAGAAAGGCTAGAAAATGAAAGGAGTAATACATGAACGAATTACAGATTTTCAATTACAGCGAGAATCAGGTAAGAACAGTTTTAAAGGATGGACAACCCTATTTTGTGGCCGTTGATGTATGTGGAGTATTGAATCTTAGTAATACATCAGAATCAATAAAAGGTCTCGACGATGACGAAAAAAGCACCCTAAGAATTACTGAGGGTGGTCCGGAAGCTAATATAATAACAGAATCCGGGTTATATTCCCTGATTATCAGAAGCAACAAGCCGGAAGCAAAGAAATTTAAGAAGTGGATAACCGCAGAAGTATTACCAACCATACGCAAAACTGGCGGTTATGTATCAAACGACGAAATGTTTGTAGCAACATATCTCCCATTTGCAGACGATACAACAAAAACCATGTTCCGTAGCACACTTGAAACCGTCAGAAAGCAAAACGAACTGATTCTAAAGCAACAGAAAGAAATCGAATACAAAGAGGACGTAATAATTAATCTAATTGACGAAGTAGAACTGTCAGAGAAACGACAAGTATTAAACCGGGTAGTAAGGCACAATGGAGCAAACTTCCAAGAACGATGGAAAGAACTTTACAGGCAG